ACATGGATTTGAACAAATTGTAATAAAATAAAAGCCCTTTATTCAGGAGGGAGTACAATGACACGCGATTAGTCGTGCTGGGTATACACCCGTCCCTTCTGAATATAAGGCTCTAAATATAATCTAATCGTTTATGTTCGGTTGCCATTGTGAAGCAATAATCCGTACAAATATAGTATAGCATAAACAACGAAAACAAGTCAACAGCAAACCTGTGGATAACTTTTTACCCAATTGAAAAGGCCACTTAGGTAATACCTTTCGTGACCAGTTTCGTCGTAGTGGTAACATTGTAGCAAAAGAAAAAGAGCCTGTACAGAAAACAAACTCTCTTTCCTGCCCGATTCAAGGAGGTTTTAGGTCCTATAGCTAACCAAAGCCCGGGCGTGGTCACTTTAGCACGCCAAGCTCCTTAAGTCTACGGTATTCCTTCTTTCCGAGAACGCAGATTATCATGCACCCTCGCAGAACTCTGAGTCGTAGAGCTTTTTGCATTCCTTACCGCATTCGTAGCATTTCTTTGTGTATTTCTTCATATTCCTCTATCATGCTTGTTATAAAAAAGTAAGACTCCGTGCTTCCCATTGTCTCCTGTCGTCTTATCTCCCACCGTCCGTCCACGTTCACGCAAGACTCTTTCAGAAATTCCAGCCCCTCCTTTTCCCTTTCGAGCTTCGCTATGAATATGTCCGACATTCCACCTAGGTTTATGTTCGCATGGTACGACTGCGGGCGGAGGTTGCGAAGGTCGTACTGATAGCGCAACGGCAGTGCGCCTTTTGGTTTTCCGTGTCCGCAGTGGAGGTTGGAACCAGAAAGGTTTTGCTGACCAGTTGTGTAACATGTGTTTCCGTACCTCAAAATGGTTATTTCCCTGCACAGCTTCCAAAGTTTGTTCTTGAGTGTCTTTATAGGGGTCTTTTTTGCCACTTTTTTGCCCTTCTGTGGCTTTTTAGGCGCAGACTTGGATAGTTTGGCTATCGCGGTCTTTTTCTTAGAAATGGAGGCGTTTAGAGCCTCTGAATACGTCTTTTTCTTGAATCCATTTCTTCGCATGTAATTATTATACCAATTACTGTTTAATTTGTCATTACTGTGGATAACACATTGCATTTTGTTGGGGTTGTTGTATAATAACATTAAAATACATTCATAAACAATTAAATAAAGAAAAATGAAAAACACAATCATCGCCCTGTCGGTACTGATTATCGCTTTTGCGAAAGGCTCGTATGCGCAACTGGACACTACGTTCGTTCCTGTAAAGATGGCGTACTTCTACGGAGAGCCGTCTGAAAGAGGCGCGGACATTTTCTGGGCTACGCATTCAGAAGTAAACTCGTCACTGTTTGAAGTGGAGGTATCTGAAAACGCCTCTACTTTTAGAAAGGCTGGAACCGTCCAGTCTTTTGGAAACTCTACGTCTCTTGTGTCGTATTCAATGCATCTCGACATCGAAAACTCGTTCTATGCAAGACTTAAACAGGTCGACAACGACGGGAAGTACGAATATTTCGACATAATACACGTTGAGAAAGAGGCATCAGGCATGCCTAACAGGCTGATAGGATGCTCGGTGCTGGTTTCTGACGGCGAATCCGCTTTCGTAGTGTCCACCGACGGAAAGATAACGCCTGTACCTGACGGAAACATATCCGGCATTCACGGAATACTCGTAATAAGGTCTTCGTCTGGAATTGTATATTCAAGGAAAATCTAAATCCCCCTAGCGTCGTTGCTGCTACCGTGAGAGTCGGGACGGGGGACCATTAAAAAAACACCTGCATGACAGGTGTTTTATTCTTGACTATATCCTGTACCCTATGTCCGGGTTTAGCACCATGGCGTTCCACTGCCTGATGTGCATTTTCCCGTGTCTCGAGCTTGTAACGGAAAACTTATATTTATCGCCGTCTTTTTTTACGATGACGTCGCATCCGTTCATTCCGCATGATTCCTCGTAATGGACATAGTTACCTTCAGTTTTTTTCTTTACGATTATGTGGGGGGTGAAACCTCTCATGAACTCCTTGTATTCCCTGTGCTCCTTGTCGAAGCGCGCGGTGTCCACTATGAACTGCTGGCTTTCGGTCCCGAACGTGACGTAAACGTCCTTCGGCTGCGGCCTGTTCCTGTTGTAACAGTACTCGCAGAACATCGTGCGGGAAATCATAGCAGCAGTTTCATTTGGTTGGGATTCTCTTGTTCATTTTCCACGATGACAAGTTTGAACGCCGGGTCCATCCAGATATTGTTCAGTTCCCACACTATCTTGCCTGTTCCCTTCGTACCGAAAAGAATGTGCCAGGCCTTGTGCTTCCTGTCCGTTACCATTGCGATATTACCGTTATCATCCGTGCCGCCGTTTGCGCGGCATTTTCTGTGATGCTTTGTAAGCTGTCTCATGATTTTTTTATTTAATTGATTAAGAATAAGTTCACTATAATTATATACCCTGTCATTTTTACTTGCAATGCCGTCTGCAAGTAAGTTTTCCACAGAAAAAAGCCCGAAGGCTGTTATCTGTCTGCGTGTTCCGTTCGTTCGCCGTGCTTCCTTGCGGTAGCGTGCGGTTACTCCCCCCGTTCGGCCGAACGGTTTTATCGCCTTTAACGGAAATCATGACGGCATGGGACTTGGTGGCAGCGGTTACAGCATAGCACGATTGTATCCGAACCAGGAGTCGAACCTGGATCTGCTCGTTAGGAGTGAGCCGTTCTGTCCGTTGAACTATAGGGATGTATTGGTGGGTTACGGTTTTGCTAGACACCTATCATTCGCTTAGAGGATAGCAGTCCGCGCGGCGCTTGACCGTGAAGGGGATTTCTCCCTCCCACCAATGTACGCCATCCTGGTGCTGCCCCAGGTACTTCAAAGGTATAAGCTTTGCACTCTGCTGTTGAGTTAATGGCGTGTGCAAGGGGATTGCCCTGCTCGTTTATAAAAATTATCCCTCAAATACTGGCGGTTTTCCTACTCCCTTCTTTACGACCGTAGTCCACCAGTTCCTCCAACCGTCATTCTCGTACTTGATGATGTGCCTCGTGACTTCCTTCTGGGCGTCGCAGTCCATGATTTCGGCATCGACGCCGTACTTCTTGGAATAATGGTTCCAAGTCGCCATCTGGTACTGAAGGCATCCGTAGGAATACTTGTTGTTAGTGTCTAAAATTACCAGCATGTCCATTCCTCCAGATTCCTCATGGCGTACCTGCTCGATCCACAAGTCCAATTTCTGGTCGTATGACAATTGCGGAGCCTCGGCGTGCGAACTGATTACGAGCGCAAGCCACAAGGCGAATATGATGAATAGGTACAGTGCTACCTTTGTTTTGTGTTTCATAAGATTCCAGATGTGTGCTCCTGGAAAACCATTGACTGGACCAGATAATTATACCATTTTGATGTCGATTTTTGGACTTGACTCATTTGAGATTCCTTGGTCTGTACTTTTCCCAAGGGTCTTTCTCTATTTCAATTTTTTTCTTATTCCTTGCCTTCTTTTTCTTTGGCTTCCTAAGCTTCATCATCTTTTCCCTGTGCCTCCTGCTTGCATGAAGCGCATTCTTCCTCTTGCATCCTTTGCACGCCGCGTGACGAACAACGACCATCCTGATTAGGTCGGTTCCGCAGTAGAAGCATTTCATTTCGATGGGTGCGATCATGGATACATTATAAACGAAAAATCCACAATGTGCTTGTGGATAAGTCGCTTTCGGTGTCGGGTGTCGAGTTTCCCCCAGTATGCCGTACATTCCTGCCGTGGGCATCTGGTCACAAGAGTGCCGTTCCTATCCCTCAGTCTTGCTAGAGCAAAATCTATCGGGTTGTCTCTAGTGTTACTTCGAGACTTTGTACATTATACTTTTTTCCTTGACTGCTTTGCAACTCTTTTCTTAGAAACAGCTGTGGATAACTCTTTCTTGGCAGGTACCGTAAACGCTACGGTCTTTGTTCCGATAAAAGTATTGTATATCTTACGAATTGCTCCGATAAGAGTGATTGCTGTAGTAAATACAGTTACAACAGATAGAGCGAATTGTTCTGCGTTTGCTCCGTCAAGAGAGAATCCTAGTTGCTGTCCGAGTAGGAGAGCAATAGGGAGAATACTTGCGACGATTCCTTTTAATGTAAGTGAGAGTTTTTCAGGGTTCTCACTTGAGTACACGATCCATGTGAATAGTTTTTTCATGCCAGTTTTTGTAATAAGTTGATAATCATTTCGACGATTCCCTTTCTTGCAAGGCTCGACTCGGTCCTGCAATACGCTATGGCCTCTGGTGTGTTATCTGGTATTTCCACCTTGGGAGCCAGCGCATTTTCTGCAAGCCTGGCGAAATAGTCTTTGGGAATCTTTTTGCCTGGACAGGTCTTTGCCGCAAAGTCACGGTGGTAGTGAATCGGGAGCCTTCCGTAGATGCCTACCAGGTACCTGTACAGTTCCTTGAACGCTTCCTCCTGCTCTTTTGTGGGCATTGTTGCGTCGAAGTTGCCCGCAAGGCAAATTCCTATTGAAGACGAGTTGTGGTTGACCGTGTGAGCCCCTGAACGGTGTTCTGGTCGCCCGCGCCATACGTCACCATCCTTATGGATGACGAACGTATATCCAAGTCCGTCCCAGCCCTTGGACAGGTGCCACGATTCCATCATGGCAGCTGTGTGGTGGGAGGTATCGAGAAGGGGGTTTGCGTCAGTCCCGCCGCTGTGATGGACGATGTACTTGGCAGGGAAATTGTTCTTTGGGCCGCCTTTCAATTTTTTATATGTAGAGGTTTCGTAAAATTCCATGCGTTTATTTCTTGTACATCTTCTTTTCTTTTAATTTCATAGACATTGACTCTTTCTTTTCATGCGCTTTGCCGTGTTTTGGTTCTGATTTTTTTGCTTTTTTCATATTACTTATTTAATTTAGTCTTAAATGTGTTGATTAATACCTGTTTTTGTTTATCTGCATTATTCTTAGCTAATTCTTTTGGTTTATGTACAAGTACTTCATTTGCAATGTTGTTCAACTGCTCGCGTATAGGCTGTGCCTTGTCCAGTTTTGAAAGTACTGGAGCATATTTCGACGCTATCTCCTCTGGTACGTTGTGCACTTTTACAAGGTGCTGTACAAGCGTATCGACGTCGTCTATCGCCTTTATGGTATAGATGCTTCCGTTCAGGTTTTCTAAAAGTGAATCCTTTTCACCTGCAAGCTCTACTATCTTACTCTCTATCTCTGACTCTTTTGCAATCCTAGATGCTGACAATTCCTTTCCTGCTTTACTCTTTGCTTCTTCTGATACATTTCCTATGCTTATTTCATCTATGAACTGTTTTGCCGTTTCAGGTCGAACATTGTATCTTTTTGCAAATGACAGTATGTCATCACCTTCGTCTATAACTGTTCGTAATCCTCCTTTTACTGCTTTTTTCAATGCACCACTTTCAGTAATTCCTACTATAGATTTTTTAGCTAATGATGATGCGACTTTACCTGCAATACCTTGAGCAACTGCACCAGCAATCAAACCTGGAACACCTCCTACAGCTCCAGCAGTTGCCAAACCAGTTGCTCCACGAATAACAAGGTCTGTTAGTTTCCCACCTTTTATTGCACGGGAACCAACATCATTTAGAAAATCCTTCGATAAAATAAGTTTTTTCTCTAGTTTTAGTAAGTCACCAAGATCACCACCTGATATCTTTGTATTTACAATATCACGTACACCATCTGCTGCATTTCTAAATATATCTGCTGATTCTGACTTTAATGCTTTACCAGCATTAAATGCCTTTTTATCTAATTGTCTACGGATATCAAGTATATTATATGCAGGTATCGCATCTCCTGTAATATTCTTATTCTTTAAATATCTATCAACTACACCAGTAATTCCTGTTTGTAGTTTTTCAATATTTACAAGTGGGAATTTTTCTGCATCTATATTCTTCAAAACTGCATTTACCAATTCATCTCGTGTAAATGTCTGGTCAGTATTTTTAGCCCTAGATAATGCTTCTGTTTCAACTGATGCTAAATTACTATCTATATTTTCGAAATCTTTTATTGGATTATATCTTCCATCTTTTATATTATCCTGGTTGAAATATCCATTTTCGGTAACGAACTTATGTATTTCTTCTGGTATATATTTATCTATAACTCTTTGTTTAGCCTGTTTCCCTCCACTATTAGAAACTAAATCTAAAAGGTTTTTTGATACATTTTCCACTGCCTGTTCCGGTGTTTTTACTACAGCACCCTTAGCTGTAGTAGCACCTCGCCTTGCAATTTCTGTTGCCTCTTTTACGAATCTTGACTCAAGCGTGTCTACTGCTGCACCCTTTCCCGCCTTCAATGCGATCTTGCCTCCTTTAGCGGCAGCACCTGCTCCGATAAAGTTTGAAGCGAAGTCGGCTATGTTAGCGACGGCCTCTATATTTCCTGCAAATTCCGGATTTTCCAACTTAAACTGCTGATATTTTTGCATCGCGTCACTGACCGTCTTTGTCGATGCTATTTTTGACACACCGCTTGTTACTGTGTTTCCAATCGCTTTTTCAATTGGCTGTGGCAGTAACGCCTTACCAGCACCAACAAGCGTTTCTCCTACTACATCACCTAGGAATCCGAGCGACTGTCCAGCCACCTGCGTTACCTCGCTTGCACGATTCTGATTTGGGCTTATTTTGAGTATGTTTTCTTTTCTATTTTTGTATGATTCTCCAATACCTGAAAATATACCGCCAATGTCTTCCGTTGTTTCTCCTATGATTCCACGTTTTCTAATGTCAAGATTATTCTCTTTTGCATACTGACGTACTTCTTTACGCGAAAGACCACCTTTAACGGCGTCTCTCATGCTTATATTTGTAGGCGCTCCGACAAGTTCTAGATTGTTCTCCCTCGCATACTGCCGTATTCCAGCGTCAGGTAAACCTGATTCCCTTGCTTTGTTGTAATCAAATTTGTTTGCCATATTTTTTAGTATACGAAGTTAGAATAATCTGTAGGACCGTAGTTTCCTTGCTGTGTGCTGCTTGAGCTGCCGCTTAACGCAGATATGTCAGCCAAATCCAGGTACCCAGATATGTTTTTCCCTGATGCCCCGAGCGACTGAAGATAAGTATAGGTATTGTCCTGAACCGTCGGCAACAGCTGAGTAATCTTCGACGATACGTCCTTAGGATTTTCAAAAAGCTGTCCTACGATGTTCTGGTACTTAGGGAAGTCGGCATCGGTGAGCTTTCCTCCTTCAAGCGTCGTTCCTATCTGCTGGGTGAACGCGTCAAGCTTACCCTTTGCAATACGCTGTTTCCTTGTAAGGAACTTAGGATTTGACGTGATAAGAGACCTTACGGAACCGAATTGTCCCTTGTTGTCCTCAACGTATTTCTGCATTTCCCTTATCTGGTTAGGTATTGTCCGCATGTTGTTCAATGTCTTTATTTCTTCAGCTGAAAGCTTCTGATTTCCTGAGACTAATCCAGACATTCCTCCAACAGCAACGCCTTGCTGGTTTGAACTGTTCTCTGTTCTTATCTTTGAGCTGATAAGTGCCATCTCAAGTCCTGCCTTGCTTCTTTCCTCCTGGTATATAGGCGACCTGCTGAGCAATGACTGCCATTGCGCGGGCGTTGCGTTGTATATGTCCTCCGCTGACGCGTTTATCCCGTATGCAGCCATCTGCTTTGCCCTTACGTCCGTTACGACCTTGTTTTCGTTCCTCTGCCAGTCGCGGTGCGCCGAAGACAGCCTCGAAGGCGGTACTCCGAGCTGCGTTGCGAACTTCTGTATCATTACCTCCTTTGACTGCGGGTCAAGGTTTGCAATGCTTTGATTTATCTCTGGAAGCACCCTTGAAAGCTCCGTATCCAATGCCTCGTCGGCCATCTTCTTCTGCTTGTAGAAATTGTCGGTCATCTCTGAGATTGAGTCGTTCCTGGACTTCTCAAGCGATGCCAGTTCCTTTACGAGCTCCCTGCGTTCCCTTGCCGAAGCGTCCTGCGCCTGCTGCTTTAGGGTGTTGAACTGCGTCGCTATCGCGTTGAGCTTGGATATTCCCTGGTCCACCGTGTCCTTTATTATGCCGTCGTAGACAGTGGGGACGAAGTTGTAAGTACCCGTCTGGTCGTCAAGACCAGCCTGCTGCACGAGCCTGGTGTACCTGTCGTTTTCCTGCCTCTGCTCGTTGCCCATGTTCACGAGCTGCGCGTTGAGTTCTGCGACTCGCCTGTCGGCTACGTTCCCAGACTCAGAGAGCATCTGCGATGTTGCCGATATCGCAGAGTCAAGAGACCTGAAGTAGTTCTGGTTCCTCGGGTCTCCTTCTGGGCTGTACGCGGAAGCCTGTATCCTGTCGAGCTGCGGAATTGCCTGGGCAGCGGAAACAGCCGACTGCTGCTGTGTCGGCTGCTGTGTAGGCTGCTGTACCTGCTGCACCTGTACCGAAGGTGCCTGCGTCCGAGCCTGTGCCTGAAAATTTGCCGATGCCTGCTTTTCCTGGACAGGTCCCTGGAACTTTTGCTGGAACGGACCGTAGAAGTTCATGTTCGGAGTGGACTGAAGCGCCGACTGAGCGGCCGCGTCCGCGCTTTTAGCCCTGCCTGAGTCCAGTACGCCGGTGTACGCCCTGGAAAGGCCGCTCGCTATGCTTGATATCGTCCTGGTGTTCACCAGCGGGCTTGTCAATGGGTTTAGAAATGATGGAAACATATGCTTTTATTATAACACATTAGGATATTTTCTCTATTAGTATTCCAGAGGCAGCGAAGTCTACCGTTGCGAACGACGTCGAGTTTACAACCTCCACGACTATGTCCTGCGGAAGCGAAGAGTCCACGGACGCTGAACCGCTCATGACGTTCTGCACCTTCTGCGGAGAAATGTACTGCTGCGATTCTGGAATGACGGAACTTGTCGAGAATTGGGATGCCGAAGTTCCTCCAGCCGATATGAGCGAAGAGAACGAATACGTCTCGTTGAACGACGTAGCAGAACCTGGCGTAACAGTAAGTGTCGACAGCACTGTGCCGCCGTACGATATCCTTATCGACCAGTTTACCGGAGTCCCTCCAGAATTTACCGAAGCGTTTATCAGGCTCACCCTTAATGAGTTCGAAGTTCCGAGAGTTCCTCCAGGAACGGTTTCCGTGTACATGGTCCTCCATGCCGTGCTTGTGGAAGAGCTGAAGTAAGGAGTCATGTCCTGTATCAGCTTTCCTCCTCCAGATACGAACGCGTTCACGTTCGTCTGGAAAAGGCTGTTCGAAGTAAGGGCGTTTATGAAGCTGCTGTTCGTCGTAAGGTTGGATATGAGACCGCTTATGAACGAAGGAAGCGCCAGCAGGGCTGCCGAAATCCCGCTTATGAACGTAGAGCTTGCAAGAAGCGACGTTATCAGCGCTGCGATGTCGAAACCTACTATCGGGTTCTGTGGGTCAGTGTTGTCTACCGGAACTATAGGGTCAGACGAAGTTACCGAAGCGACGCCTGTGGTTATTACTGGCGGCAGAACCGGAGTAGGCTGTATCGCGAACAGGAGGTTTGCCCAGTCGTCTGAGATTGACAGGTTTATCTGGCTGCCCTGCGCTGACGGAGTGCCTACCAACCTGCTTGCGATGGCTCCCTGTACCGCGCCTGAAAGCGATGTTCCGTTTATCGTCTCTCCGAGTCCTGCGGTGTACGTCATTCCTATTTCCCTTGTAGCGAGAGCGTGGAAAAATGTTGAGTTAGCAGCTACCGTAGTGACGGTTCCCGTTGAAGACGCAGAGTTTCCGCCGTTTCCAGTCAGTCCGACAAGAGGTGTCGTCTGGTCAACGCCTGACATGGATACCGCCTCGAAGCACGAGTATGTCGCCGCTGAGAACGTCGCGTTGACGGTATGGTTTCCTCCAGACGGGTTCGCCATGTACCATGCCTCGACGCGCACGTCGTTCTGCACCTGCGCACCTGCGAACGCGAGCGGCAACGAGTTGTAAGTGACGCCAGTAACGGTCTTTCCAGCCTCGAGCGATACTGACACTATCAGCGCCGTGTCGGTTCCTTCCGCAGTTATGTTCGAAGACAGGTTGGTTACCTGGCTTCCTCCAGACGATACGTTAGTCGTGTTTATTATCGTTATCGGCTGGTTCCCGTAACCGTTCACCGTTACGTCGACGTCGTGTCCTCCGCCTGCCAATGCAGGAGTCGCGGTCGCAACTACGCCAGAACCCTTGAAGTTCAGCTTTCGAAGGTAGCCAGATATGCTTACGCCCTCATCTTCAGCCTTTATCGGTGCGGATACGAGCGTTCCGACGTGGCACTTCCTGAGGAACATGTCGTAGAACGGCTGCGAGTTCGATATCACTACCGAAGAGCCGTAACCGTGCGACTTCTGACGCGATACGGACTGACCTGAAGGGTCCTTGAAGGACCATCCCCTGGTCACCGAAAGCCTCCTTGACGAACCTGAAAGGACGGTTATTGCCGTAACCTTCATGTTCTCCTCCTTTCCTCGTATTCCGTCGTCCACAGTGATGTCCAGAGGACCGTTTGCAAGGTCAGCTGTCGTTATGTCGGTACCTGAAGAGTCCACGAACTCGTTGACTACTATCTCGGTGTCGTTTGCAGAAACCGGAGCGTCGAGCCTGAACTCCTGCGCCTGTACTATCTTCGTGCACGTTCCTGTCGATGCCGGCACGGACGCGTCGTTCTCAGCGTAATGCACGCGCATCCTTACGCTGTCCAGATAGACCTCCCCGTTCGCTATCAGCCTGAACTTTAGGTTGTTCACCTGGTCAGCTGTAAGCGACTGTCCGAAAAGGTACGAAGCACCTCCGAAGACGTAATCGCCGACTGTCGTCGAAAGCCCTGAAAACTCTGGAAGGTACTGGTATAGGAAGCTGTTCGCGTTGGTGTTGTCCCAGGCGAATATCTCGAGCGTCGTAGCAGGAGACGAAAGAGGTCCCCTGTATCCTGAAACCTCTATCTCTATTCCTGAAGGTATTGCGTTGGCAGGAAGGTTCGCAAGGAAGTTTCCTACGGTTACTGACGTAGCATTCGGCGAGGCAGTTCCGGAAAACGCGAATGAGCCGTCCTTTAGCAGGACGTTCTCAGGCGACGACCATCCGTCGTTCTGTATTATTGTTTGTGGCAAAAGCCAGTTTGTTGTTGTCATGGTTTTTTTCGTTAGCTGTTAGTTCCTCCCGACGAAGGACCGTTCGGTCCTCCAGACGCGAAGCTGTTTCCGAATGACGGAGTTCCGTCCGTCCCGCTTTCCGGGTTTATCTGGTTTGAGAAAGCTATTTCACCAGGGGTGCCGTCATAGTTCGGCGCCTCTTCGGTGTTTCCAGCAAGGCATATGTCCCCGTTCGTACAGTCGGACAGTTTAGCGTTCATCCCCGTCGCAAGTATCCTGAAGTACCCGTCTACGTGGTCCTGTTCGTACGTTACCGACGCCTCGTAGAAGCATTCCTTGTCGAACTTCTGGACGTGCCTGAACTTGTCGAGCGGCCTGTTAGGTATGTTCGCGAGACCGTGGTCACCGAGCTGCGACTTTCCTATTGAAGCGTCCACGTTCGGCGTGCATATCACCGGGTCCAGCCTTTCCGACCACTTCCTCTTGCATGCCCCGTACTCGAACAGTATCGATGCCCTGAGGTTTGACGTTCCGTTGACCTTCGCCTCTGTGAACAGCGAGCTTGCGCATTTCTGCCTGTATGTGAAACCGAAATTGCTGTACGGAATCACCACTTTCGACGCGAACGACTTTCCGTTGTCGTTTGACGACGTGAACAGCCTGTAAGTCTCGTGGCCGAACGTAGAATGCCCGCATATGTACCCGTCTATCACGGCAAGCCTGGACACTGGGTATTCCTGCGGAGGCTGCCAGAAGCCAAGCTCGAAATCGTAAATCATTATCCTTGAATCCTGCGTGCAAAGCACGAAAAGCTTGTTGTCGTGGAACAGCATGTGCCCGTTCCTGAACCCGTTCTCTGATACGACGTACCTCGAAGTCTTTATCTCGGTCTTTATCCTGTCAGAAAGCGGAAGCGACTGAGGTGTATCAAGGCTCTCTACCCTCCCTATCGTCTTTATCACGTTGTCGTTCGTAAGGTAAGCGACCGAGTTATTTATGTGCGCCATCATGGACTGCCTCTGAGCCATGTTAGTATGCTCCGACTGAAGCCTGTTGCGCGTTATCGATTCGCTGTTCTGCTCCCCTGAAAGCTGGAAACCTATCCTGTGCCACATTCCGCTCCTTGTTGACACGTATACGTATTCCTCCTGCGTCTTCATGCCTACGGGTTTCGAGTCGAGCGTTCCTACGAACCCTTCTCCTGTCTTCCTGAGCGGCTTCGTGAACGCGAACTGTGCGAACGGGAACTGCTGCTGCATGCCTGGGTCGAGCGGAGTGTATTTCCTCGTGACGACGTAGTAGTCTCCGAGCCTGTGCCCGTACGAAAGCTGAAAGTCGAAAGTGTTTCCGGCGTCCACGAATCCAGACTGCGTAGGCGTGTTCGAAAGCAGCAGCGTACCGTTCCTGTACGCGCTGTAAGTGTCCGTTCCTCCTGTCGAGAACGTCCATTCCTCGTTACCTGCGAAAGACGTGGCAGCGTTCGTGTTGAAGTAGACGTAAATACCGGCTATCAGTAGGCCTGGGTACGCGAATATCGGGTTTCCTGTAACCGCGGCTCCTCCGTTTACGCTGTACGCGAAAGTCGGCGTAAACGAGTTGTCTATCCATACGCGCAGCGTCGTGCGCGTCGTGAGCGTACCCTGAACCTCGAAGTTTGCACCGTCGAACAGGCCAGAGAAGGTCCTTACAGTAGGCTGCACTACCCCGTCTATCACGAGCTTTATCTCGTCTCCTGTAGTGCAAGTGCCGGACGTCGGAGCGTACGTCCCAGTTACCGTAAGGTCGTTAAGAGCGGCTCCTACGCCCTGCGTCGAGCCAACTTCTGATACGTATACCTCTGGTTTCGAAGGGAACGACTGAGAAACGTAGAAATCCCTCGAGTTCCAGTCGATGTAGAAAAGGTGGTTGTTAAGGTTAGTCACCGAGTCGAACTTCACGCCTGTCGCTACGGCTCCGCCGACGACGTCGCATCCGTTGAGCGGTGTCGGAGATACGTATTGTGACACTGCTGCCTCGCCTACGAGCGTTCCTATTGCCGGGTCGCCGACGTTGACGTTTGCAATGCCAAGTATGTCCTTGTTCGATACGCCTGTGTACGTGTAGTAGTTTCCGTTCACAAGGAAAACGCCTCCCGCAGCCGAGAATCCAGCCTGAGAAAGGTCGTACTGCGAGTCAAGCGTCGCCGTCGTTCCTGAAACTGACGATATCGTCCCTATTCCTCCTGTCCACGCGTATATCCTGGTCCCTCCGTTGACCCATACCAGGTATTGCAGCTTCGTGTCGCTGTTCCACCACTCTGAGAAGTACGCCTCGTGAGCGACCCCTGTCCCTCCCTCTGCTCCCAGCAGGTGCCATTTCCCTGCGAAGTACCCGTACCATTCCGAGTACGGACCTCCGGACTGGATGCTCATTACCTCCTTTACCGGCACCTTGACGCCGTTCCTGTTCACGTACCTGTCGTACGAGCTTGTCGAAGAGTAACCGAAGTTCGGTGACGGGTTGTACGCGGATTCTTCCTGTCCTAGCGTGACGTAGCCGTTTCTCGTCTCTATGCTGCCTCCCGTACCAGCATCCTTTCCACGGCGAATAAGGACGTTCTTCGTCCCGTTCGCAAGCACGTTCTGACTCATTTTCGTGTCATCGGTGTTGTATTCGTATCCTAGCCATGTGTCTATGATGGTATATTCTTCCATAAATTACGGGTTGTGACTGTTGCTTCCGTTCCACGGTCCGCTGTTTCCGTAAACGTGGGTGCTTATCTTTGCGTTCCTTACCCTTCCCCTTCCCCAGTCCTTGTAGTAGGTCTCGGTTATCGGTATGTATTCAGACTGGTTCGTCCTCGAGTAGTCCTTGTACTCCTTTTCGAGTTCCGACTGGAACACGGAGTACTTCGCAAGGTCCGACTTCGTGTCGCGCGCCACTATCTTGCACGTTTCCAGGAGCAGCAGGTTGTACGATACTGTGTCCAGGTTGATCACGTCGTCTTCCGACGTCGCCTTTTCCTTCCATGAGTCCGTGACGGCGTCCCTGAAGAGAGAATTTGAGTAGTAGCGGACGGTGTACATGCACCCGTTCCTCAGCACCATCGAATCGAGCCGCATGTCGTAGATTGCGGTCCCGTCCGTTTCAACGACGACCTTTGCCATGCTGATGGCGGACTGTATCGGCGTTCCGACAACTTCCATCCCGTCAAGCGCGAACCTGAGAAGGTTCCATCCCCTGGTGAAGTTCGTGCTGTTGTGCGCCGTCGTCACCCTGTACGAGTAATAGTCCACAGGCGACGATCCGAATTGGAGCTCTATCGTCTGCACGGAATGCGGCTTTGGTATGTCCATCCATACGAACACGCTGCCCGTCTGGACGTATTCCGAAATGTCGACGTTTTTCATTCCCGTGACGTAAAGCGACCCCTCTACTCCAGAAGCGTTCGCGTCGAACCTGAAGGACGCGTTCCCCGTAAGGTAGTTCAGTCTGTCGGTTCTCAGGTTGGTGACGTTTCCCGAAGTGTTCCATGTTCCGTTCAGCGAAAGGTCGTCAAGTTCGTGTATGAGGGTATGCGGTTCGCAGCATCCGCCCTGTACGAGCATCTGCTTCCTTCCGTTCTCGTGGGTTATCGCGAACGAGTTCACGGGCTTGTACTTGTCGAACGTCCGCTCTATGTGCTGGAAGAACGAAGTCCTGTAGTCGCGGCACTGAAGCCCTCGAACGTCTATAACCTTCTTGTCCTTGAGGTCAGAAGGTGGTACGTACCTGTCTACCTTGTCGTACAGCGAAGTCTCCAGGAATTCCACCCGCTTGGTCGTTTCCGGGTCTATCCTGTTGAGCAGCTTCCTTGACGCCTCGTTCAACGCACCCATGAAGTGCGCCGACACGTTGCAGTCGACCATCCTCTCAACGTCCTGTTTTATTTCTATTACCGAGTACATGTTATTTTTTGGTCATGGTTGATTCTAGTAATGATTTCACGATGTCCTGCGCCCTCACGAGCAGCATCGTCACCGCGTCCTGCTCGCCTATTCCCTTGTCCTTCATCCTTACCTGCACTATGTTCCCTATTATGCTGTATCCCTCTGACACTATGAACGTGGACAGTACGAGCTTGGCTATCGGCGACATGTCCACCCCTGCTCCCTTGCCTACGAGGACCAGGACGAACGGAACGCACATCAGTAGTATCTTGGACGCTATTCCCTTCGTTATATCTCTCGACTTCAGCTTCCCTATCGCACATTCCCTAACTATCCCGGTAACGGTGTCGACTGTTAGAAGGACGGCAAGTATCGATACCAGCTCGCCCGATATGCCTGTGTACGACAACAGCGGCACCAGTATGCCGTACGAGAACGCCTTGATTGTGTTTAGTGTTTCGTTCATGATTTTGCTTAAGAATACACGAATATGTACTCTACAAGGAAAACGATGTCTTCCTATCCGTTAAGTAGCCTCAGCCATGCGGTACCGTTCGACAGGAACACTACTGACGACCCGAGGCCTCCAGACGCCGAAAGGGTCGTAGTCGCACCGAGCGCTCCTGCAAGCGATTCTATCTGCCCTGCGGCACCCTGCACGGTAATGCTTCCAGTAGACCCTATTCCGCGCGACACTGTAACCTGCCTCCCTGCGTTTGCGGCAGGTGCAGGAAGCGTCACGGTTACGTTCGTTGCGCCGTTCTGGACTATTGCGACGTCGTCTGTTGCAAGAAGCGCACCGGTAGCGGTTACTGCCCTGAAGTTCCTTACTATTGACGACCTATTTTGCAGGGTATCGTTTATTATCATACTTGTAATCCTGATTCGCCGCAATTACGCAAGGGCCGTTACGTAGAAAGTCGTAGCCGTCGCGATTGCGACAGGTGACGATATCCCGAATGCGTTTGCCGTGTCCCCGGCGGTGTTTCTCTTGAATACTACTTCCTGTCCTGTCGTGTCGTACGCCCTGAACACTACCGATGAGAACTGTCCAGCAGGTAGCGAAAGGTTGTGAGTCACGACAGAGTTTCCTGCCGCTATCGTGGCTACTGAGACTACCGCTCCCATGTTCCGACCTCCGTCGTTGGAAAGCCATGCTGTTCCAGACCATGAGAAATCCTGGAACTCTCCTGGCTGCAGGACCGCTCCTGCGACTGTAATGTTTGCCGTCGATGCCGACGATGAGCCAATGCGCAGCCTGTCTCCTGCCGTAGTGTTCGTAGGAGAAGGTATCGTAAGCGCGATTCCAGCGGTAGTCTGCGTTATTACAAATGACGACGCTGTGTCTACCGTTGTTGCAGCCGTCCCTATGGCCCCGCTCGCTGCGAAGTTCGCAAGCGCGATAGTGGCCGTCTTTAATGTGTCGTTGATGTATGCCATATGTTTATCTTATAGTTATTCTTACGTTGCTAATTGCGATAGTTGGATTAAGGTCAACGCTCGATACCGTCTCGTTGGTCACCGGTATGTTTATCTCCTGACCTGTGGCGTCGTCGCGTGTCGACACCATCACTTCTGAGTATCCGAGACCGTGCGATATCGTATTTGTTCCAGCTGAAAGGCTTACGACGGTCCTGAATCTCCCGCTCCCTATTATCTCGTATTCGGTAGTGTCCTTTCCAAACGCGTCCGTGTCTACGAGCGTCGAAGTGACGAGCGGTCCGTTGAACCGAATCACCTTCTTGTCGTTGAGCGGTATCTGCGAACCGTTGAAGAATTTTGAAGTGTTTAGTGGCATGTTTTTTTGATTTCCTTCCCTGCCAGCAGCACATAAGGTTGAATTACTGTAGCCAGCAATTCATAAGGTTGACTTACTGTAGCCAGCAGGTCATAAGGATGTGCTACTGGCAGGAGAGGAAATCCTGCTGTTATGATCTATTTTTCTGATAATGTGCCCTGATTACTTTCCATTTGCCTGTGTACGCTGAACCATTATCGTGTGTAGGGTGTACGAATATGTTTTTAGAGTTCCTTGAAGCTCCTGAAAGGCTGTTTGGCGTCCTGTTAGAATGCCGTCGCTTGTAACGCATTAGCTCTACAGTAGGGTTAAGGCCTGCGTACCTGTCGTCCTGTATAGGAGAATGGTATACGTTGAAGTTCCATACGGTGTTTGAGGTGTTCCCAGAAGGTATGAAACTTACCATGCGCGGCTCTCCCTGCATCGGTATGTCGAATGAAAGCTTCGGTACCTGTACAGGACCTCCCTGTGTCTGTTCGTTGTAAGCCATATTATCGTACGAACCAGTTTGTGCCGTCGGTATAGAACGATACCGATGTCATCTGGAGCGGTGTTGCTATCGAGTAAGAAGTCGACCCGTCTATTGTCTCCGCAGCGAACGGGTTTACCGTTACGTTGCTTGAACCTGAGACGATTTTTACGTTGTAGTTGAAGTCTGCGATTGATGCAGCAGGGTCTGGAAGCGTTATCGACACTGCTCCTCCTGTTGTGTCAGCATGGATGGTTATGTCAGTAGTTCCGAAAGCGTCGTTTGCGGTTACTGTTCGTATTGAACCTGCCAATACAGAAGACTTAGGGGCAGACAGTACCTTTCCGCTGCCGTCGGTGTACAGGAAGTTTGTAGGTGCGAACGTTCCAGAGTCGTCTCGGCTGTTAGGGTATGCTGGGTTTACGATGTCGTAAAGCGTTCCTGCAGCAGAACCTATCATGAACTCGTTTGAAGCGGTGTTTACGGCTCCTTTTCCGATTGCGATGCTGTCAGAGAATCCTCCTGTGTTCGTGTCGTCACCGATTAGTATCGAAGTGCCTCCTGCGCTGTTGTCAACGGTGTCGTTGAGGCCTGAATTGCGTCCTATGAATATAGAATTGTTCGCCGTTGCAGCGGTATTTCCTGCATTCTGCCCTATGAACTGAGAATCAGTCGCATTTGTAGCGTTCTGACCTGCGCTTGCGCCGATGAAGTTTGAAGATACAGAATTTGTCGCACCGTTTCCTGCACGGAATCCGATAAAGTTCGAATAGTTAGAATCGGTAGCGCCGTTTCCTGCTGACGCACCTATGAAGTTTGCACCGTACGAGTTTGTAGCGTCTCGTCCTGCATTTGGACCAAGGAAGTTGGAATTGTTCGCATTAGTAGCGTTGTCTCCTGCAAAGTATCCGATGAAGTTTGAGAACTTTGCGTCTGTTGCAACATTTCCTGCGTTTCCTCCAATAAAGTTAGAATTTGAAGCGTTGGTCGCACCGTTACCTGCTGACGCGCCGTATACGAACATTCCCAATGAATTCGCTTCTGCTCCATTTCCTATGGCAACGCTTCCTGCTCCGTTTGCGGTACCTCCAAGAACCTCGAGTGCAGGGTTTCCGAGACCGTCCGCATCGTGCCTATGACGCATCACCTCTATGTTGTTAACCTTGACGACATGGTCCTGAGCGTCCGTCGTTCCGATGAAGTTCACGGTGTCTGCTGTTCCAGCGTTTCCTAGAAGGTCCCATGCTACCGTAGACGTGTCGAGCATGAGCCCTCCGTCAGTTCCGAAAGACACGTCGTTTCCTGCGTCAGTCGAAAGTCGTGAGGATACTGTGAACGTGTCCGCAGCGGTTATCGCGACAGTGGCACCGTTGCCCTGTGCGATAGTAAGAGTGTTTCCGTTGGTTATCTCGTCGGTAGTCGTCCCGTCTGTTATGTCGAACTTGTAAATCCAGCTTGCAAGCGCGTCGACGATTGCTATTGAAATAGTCGAACCGTCAGCGAACGTAAGGTCGATTTCGTTGTTCACGTCGTCCCATACGGCTCCAGTAACGATTCCTGCTCCGTTGTAGAACAGTCCTCCGTCGGTTCCGACGGAAAGCACGTTGCCTGCGTCGGTTGAATGAACGACCGCAGTATCCGTGGTTCCGTCTTCCTTGCTGTATGTCATTACGCCAGAAACTACGTTCTGCGAAAGAGACGTTACTGTTTCCTGGACGAGAAGCCCGTCTCCAGCAACGGTAGCAATGTTTGGAGCCGTAGCGGATATCTTAATGTCAGCCGTTATGTCGTTGCCCGTAAGTGTAAGGTCGACTGAGTTTGTATCCGATACTGTCGTCTGTTCGCTCGTGTTGTTCGCCCATACGACGTTCGAGCCGTCGAACGTGACGACCTGCCCTACTACGGCTGATGTCGTGTCGATTCCTACAGAAACGGTGTCTGTAACGCCAGAAGCGGTGCGGATAAGCGTGTTAGGGATGCTTGCAACGGTGAGCGTGTCTCCTGCTGATATCGTTTCCACGGACCCGGCGTCACCTACGACATTGAATGCCGACGGTGTAGGCGTGACCCATGCAGGGCCTCCTGCGGTCAATGTAAGCACGTCGTTTACCGTTCCTGTTGCGTTAGGGATTGTCTGCAGGGTCGTCGAAGACGTTCCAAGAGCGATTCCTGGAAAAGGACCAGACATGGTAAGGCTGGTTCCGATTGGAACTACGTATTCCGTGCTGCTTGATAGGTGTGGTGATGGAGATGGCATGTTTGTTGTTTGTTGGTTAAGCTTGTTTCTTTTAATCCTAACTTCCCCGTCGCAGCCCCCCGATAGGGGCTGGGTGGGAAAGCTAGATGGCGATTCCTACGGTACCGAATCCGTCGTATGCTCCGAAGATCATGTGGTAGAAGCCCATGTACTGGTATGCAAGGTTGTTCGAGTTGTCGAGTCCCTTGAATATCATCTGGAACGGTGTAGGTTCCGCCATGAACACTCCGTGTGATCCTGAAAGCAGGATTGCAAGTCGTGTTCGTCCTGGCGCTGCCGTGGCTACGTCAAGCGGAGCGTAGAAAGGAGACGTTACGACTCGTATTCCGTATCGCTTGATGAAGTTCACGGTTCCTGAGTTTCCTGTAAGAGCGACTGAAGACGATTCGATTGCGGTAAGTGCCGCTGCCAAGTCCTCTTCCTGCACCAACAGTACCTTTGGCTGGTACATTCCAGGGATTCCTGACTTCATTGTCTGGAATCGCAGCTTTGATACCGCTGCAACGATGTCAGCCGCATCAAGCGTACCCGCTACCGCACTTAGGGTAAGGTTGTCCATTGTTCCTGAGTTCGTAGGGTGGACGTTCGATATCATCGGAACGCCGTCTGCAAGGTTTTCGGTAAGGGCTCGGTTGTAAGTGAATCCGAATCCGTCCTTTTCAGCTCCCATTCGTCCCTGTGCCGCCCACATGTCAACCATGTCTCGGACCTGCATAAGGTTTCCGTCTGCGAATGCGTAGTTCCACATCTCGATTGAGATAGGAAGGATTCCGCCGTTGAACTTCGACGAGAAGGTCTTAGGCTGCGCTGTGTAAGGAGACGCGGTCTTCAGGTTCTCGAGTTCGCAGTGGGAATCCCAGAATCCAGCTCCGACGATGTCGTGCATGGTTACCTGTCCTCCTACGGTGGCTACCTTCTTGAAGATTTCACTGTCTCGGATTGACGCCATGTAAGGGTCGATTTCAGGACTGTAGAAGGCCTTTGACGCCACGTCCGTGAAGACTCGCGATACCGCCTCGCGGTTTCCCCCGAGTGCGAGTTCTGACGCTCCCGGTGAGGAAATGTTTGAATATTGATTGAAAGACATATGTTTTAAGTTAGTTTACGAGTTCAACTTCAGCTGTCTGAGTTGAAATGTCAACAGATACGACTTTAAGTCCGTTGGTTGGAGCCGTAGCGGCGATGTCAAGTGTCTGGTTTGCACCAAATACGTACTGACCACCGATAAGAGCAAGAGCTGCAGCAGTTGTAGTAACTGGAGTAGCAAGTTTAACACGATATGTAACTCCTTCATCAGCTTTTTGTACTTCAACGTTTCCGTCTTCAGTAGTAGTGTTGTTAGAGTAAGTTACAGTTCGTCCGATAACTGTGTCAGTTCCGATAACCGGGGTTCCTGCGGCTGCAGCAACAACGGTATCAGGTCCTGTAGATGCGAGCAATACGCAAACGTCTGGTCCGATTACAGTTGCAGCAGGTGCTACACGGTAGGTACGAGTGTTTTGTGCATTTCCGCCTGTCTCTTCGATGTCGAACATCGAGAAGACTCGTTCAATGGATGCTTGTGGAAACATAAATTATTATTCTGTGCCTAGTCCCATCATCTTTCGCAGCTGAATTTCGTCTGCGGTGTACTTTGGGACGTCGACTTGTTTGTAAGTTGATAAGTTTGGAGACTCCGCGTTTTTCGAACCGAGCATTTCCTTTATGGAACTGAGTTCGCTTAGCACGTTGTCAAATTCTGACTTCGGTACAAATCCTTCGAGCTTTGAGTTAATCTCGTCAACGCTCTTGAGCTTCGATTCCGTTTCAGAACGGAAATCCTCGAATTTCTCGAACTTCCTGGATGCTTCCAATGCCTTGTTCGCCTTGAGCTGAGCCTCTTCGGCTTTGGCTAATTGTTCACGCAGCGACTGGATCTCAAGTTCAGCCGCTCCATCGTCGTGACTGTTTTCTGTTAATACTTCGTTGTTAAGTGTTTCTTCACTGGTATTCATAGAATTTTGCGTGTATTACGCGTTGCGCGCTCGCGATAAATGATAAAACCACCCTCATGGATGGTCGCAGCTCCGTACGTCACTGGGGATTGACGCGCGGATGTGTGACCACCCATGACTCCCCAGTCATTACTTAATATTTGCCAGCTTGTTTATCCTGTCCTGTATCTCCAATGCCGTCGCTATGATTGCCCTTTGGAAGTAGTCCCCTTCGTACGAACCCGTCCCGCGCAGGAGTTTTTCCCTTGCCTGCATCATCGTGTCGGTGATTACCGTCCTGAACGCGGTGTTCAACGGAAGCACCTTCGCGGATTCCCTGAGCGCCTGCCTCTCCTGTTCCGTCTTGGCGGAATAGTCTGGCATTTCCAGCCGTGCGAGTTCCGCTATCCCGTCAATTTGTGTTTTGGTGTTTTTTTCACTTTTCATATCTTAAAGCGTCTGAGGCATTCCTGCCTGCGACGTTACCTGCGAAAGTTCAGGCAGCTGCATTCCCTGCGCCTGCGCCGACTCCTCCTGCACTGCGTTCATCGCGGTCTGCTGGGACATCAGCTTCTCGGCCCTCTTCGGGACGAGTTCCTTTAGCGTCTCCTCCGTCAGCACCCTCAGGTCGACAGTAGGGTTTCCTGAGAACTGCCTGTATATGTCGAGCGCCTTCGCCTCGCTGTAGGCCTTGGTGTCGTTGGTTATCTCGACAGGCAGGACGTAGCATCCGTACTCGAAGGTCTTGACGATGTCGGGGTTTATCACCATGAGCGATTCGTACCCCTTTTCCTCCGCGTCCGCGAGCATCTCGAGCTCCTTCAGTTCCGCTTCCTCGTCGCTGTACTTCTTCCCTGAAATGAGCAGCTTGCCCTTCACTCCGCCGTTCCTGTTCGAAAGGAGCAGCGCTTTTGAATTTTCCGAGTTCCCTGAGATTTCCGATACGTCCCTGACAAGCATGTGCTGGAATATGTCGTCCATTACCAGCAGCCCTACCCCCTTGATGAAAACCTTCATGTTTTCCAGGAATATCCCGAGCTGCTTCTTGAAGTTCTCGTTCGCTATGACCGATTCCGTAGCCGTGGTCCCAGTTACGGCGTTTCCTGCCTGGAGCGCGTCCGACGACTGCTCGCCTGACTCCCTTTCGATGTACTGTATCATCGCCTGCACTCCTGCCATTGACTGCCCGTTCACAAGGGGCTTTGCGCCTGCGTCTGGCGTGTCGGTAGGTATTATCGTGCCTGGGGCGAACATCCTTGCCGTCGGGTTCTCTATCCCGTAGGTTACCGATGCTGGGTATGCCGACTGCTGCGCGAGGTCGAACATTATCGACTGCATCTTTGAAAGCATTTCCTCCTTTTGCGCGAGTATCTGCGAGAACGGACGCGACCCTATGAACCCCGTGCCCGTGTTCTCGTACCTTAGCACCTGGTACGGATACGGACGCTTCTTTGACTTCCTCTTTACCCCCGATATCTTGGTTACCGGTATCCCGTTGATGAGCGTCACCTCTATTCCCTTAGGGTACTTTACCGAAGGCTTGGATATGTACCTGGTTATCGCCACCAGGTTCCTGTCGTTTGACGTCGAGTACCTCATGTTACCCGTTTCCGAGTCCCAGTAGCACCTCTGTCCTGTTACTACGTGCTTCCACGTGTCAACCTCGCCGTATATCATCTCGGCGTCGTAGTAGTCTATGAGCTCTTCCTTTGCGACGAAACGCTGCTTCTGCATGTCTTCCTCGTAAAGGTTGGCGAAGTAGAAGTGCTTGGGGTCTATGCTCTTGGTGTAGAACGAACCGTCGGCGTACCCAGTCTCCATTACGTAGTAAGGGGAATAGGTGATGGATATTACGCCCTTGTTAGCTTCCCGTTCGTATCCGTTGTTCTCGAAAACGTGCTCTGAAAGTGCCGTTACGGCCCTTGATACGTCTTCTGAAGTGTCGTTCATCGAATCGAACGCTACGTACATTGGAGTCCCTACCGATTTAAGCGCGTGAGCGATGAACGTGTTTGCCTTCTTCGGGATAAGCGGGCTGTGTATGTACGTCTGCCAGGAATGGTCTGGGTCCTGCGACTTGTGCGTCGTGCTTGAGCCTATGAATGACTTGAAGTAGTCGTCTATCGAGTCCCTTACCGTCTTTCCGTCGAGTTCCACGATAGGAACGGACAGGTTGTCCTTTCCTATCTTGATATCGTAGTTTATACGCGAAATAACCTCCTTCCATTCGTCAGAGGGCTGCCATGTCGATAGGTTTTCAATCTTGTCGTTCGGGTACATAAATTGCAATTCCCAGCAATCCATCGATCTAAGTTAAGTTACGCGATTATTATAGCATTTATTTGATTTGCAGCGCAAGCATTCGCGTCTATTTTATCAGTGACGAGCCGTACTGTATTGATTGTGGCCTGTATTCCTTGGTGATTCCCCAGTACCTGAGAGCGTCCGCGAAGTGCGAGGTCCAGTCGTGAAGCGGCTGTTCCTTGAACATTCCGCGCTTTTCGTCCCATTCCCGCTGGTATTGCGTTATCGCCCGAAGGAATTTCTCGTTGTTCTTCTCGTCTATCCACAGGGTGCTCATCTTCATCCTGGTCGCGTTTATCCCTTCCTGGACATTCAGTGCAGGAACGACTTCGGGAACCACTCCGAGCCTTCTCAGTATCTCGAGTCTCGACACACCAGTCCCTAATTCCTTTACCTGGATGTCGTGCGGGAAATAGTGCTTTGCGTACGAATACCCCTTTTCCTTCAGTATCTTTACGTAGAAGTCTAATCCTTCCCCACTGTTCTCATATGAATCGATAAGTCTCCAAGAGTTACCGTGCTTTTGAAAGAACAGTATCGACGTCGCATCGCTCATTCCCAAGTCCCACCAAGTGTACACCTGCAGCAGCCTTTCGTACGGTACCGAAGTTATGCGTCCTGCTGTTCTCATCTCCGCAAGCTCCTTGCCGTATATCGCGCCCTTTACCGACGACTCGAACGAACACTCGAATTCCTGGTTGTACTCGTCCTCAGTCATGTTCTTTTTCAGTTCCTCAAGCTCGCTTTCGGGCAATACCCCAGACGTGCTTGCCTTTATGTCCACAAGGAGGTAGTCGTCGTCGTTTCTCGCCTTCTGTACGAGGTCGAAGAACACGTTCTTTCCCTTTGGTGTACCGATCCATATCGCGTATCCGCTGTGGTCTGCTAGCGCAGGAAGGATGATCTCCGAGAATATGTTCCCAGGCTGCTGCGCGTATTCGTCGAATATCGCCCCCCATAACGCTATACCGCGCAGGCTGTCAGGGTTGTCGGAACCGTAAAGCGTTATCTTGCTTCCGTTCGGGTATTTCACGGTAAGTTCCGCCTGGTTGTATTCTATTCCCGGAATGTCCTTGGAATAGTGCCTTATCATGTCCCAAGCGATGTTCTTTGCCTGCTTGTACGTTGGAGCTATGTACGCGAACCTAGCTCCACTCTGTTTCAATGCGTCCCTCTGCAGGTGGTTCAGCGCCGCCGTCGTCTTCCCGAAGCGCCTGTGGCATACCAGTATCTTCCACCTCCTGTCCGAATTGTGGAATTCCACCATCTGCTGTCTCGGCCTGTATGGTATTGTCACTTTCTGTGTTTTCATAGTTTTCCCATTCTATAATGGTTTTTACCTGGCCTGATAGGTTAGTGTCGACCGTCTGCTTCGTGGAGTACCCTTCGTCCTTTCCTACCCTCTCTGCGATGAACTTAGCAGTATCTTGTTTTATTTTTGATAATGCTGGGTTTCTTTTCTGCATTCCGTTTTCAGTTATCTCGGTATCTTCCATCTCTAGGTACTCGTCAAGCACCTTTTCAGCTTTCGATAGCATATTTAGCCTCCTAAGTTTCCCTAAGAACCATTCGACAGTGGTTATCTGGTCCGCATAGTCCGGTGCGTACCCTGCTTTTATTGCTGATTGCGTTGCATTTCCGAAAGTTTCTGACTTAGGATTTATATAGCTTTCCCAGCATAGCTTTTGCCTTGGGTCTAGCATGTATTGATTTGCCCCATTTGGATTGGTCATAATATTGTTTATTATATCACACTTGCAGAAGAAAAAAACCCTTTTACAGGTCTTTCCTTAGCGATTCATATGCGTGTTTTCCTTTCATGTTCCGCTATTCTTTGATGTCGAAATGCCTGTAAGCCTTTTCCCTTATCTGAATGTTACAAGACTGATTCAAGTTTTCAATAAATTGGTCTATCCTATGCTTAAGCTTATGTCTGTTCTCAGGCTTCATAATTTCATCAGTAATTGGCATTGTTGAGCCTAGATGCGACGTAACTTCGCCGTTTACGTATACGTTTATGCTTAAAGCCCTTGAAAATGGGTTGTACTTGTCATTTGCGCTGTCTACAAGCGTTCCTTCAATGTCTTTCTGTATGATTTCGCTTATTTTTTCCATACTATGCGGCGTCTTCAGGCGATTCCTTTTCCTCTGAAGTCGTTTCCGCTTTCTGAGCCGGTACCAGTGAAAGCATTCCCTGGGCAGCTACGTTTACGCCGTATTCTGCCGCTATTCCTGCGTTGAAATCGTTGAATTTAGCCTCTATCTCCTTTTGAATCTTTTCGTTCATGGTGCTTGTTTTGGTGTTATTTCGTGTAAATTATTACTCCTAGCAGCTTCCTCATAGGGTGAAGCTGTTTCGATATGTTCATTACCTTAGACTCTCCTGAGTCAATCTTTGATATCTCGGACTGTATTGAGTCATTGAGGAATTTCAAGGTGCTTTCCGATATTTCCACTTCCCCTATGCTCATGAGCCTATTCTGGAAATCAGAAGTTGCCGCGTCGATTTCTTCCTTTCCTGCTCCGGATTCCCTCATTTCAGAAAGCGACATCTGGAACTCGTTTGCCATTTTCGTACCTGATTCCATTGCCGCGTCTGAAAGTCCTGAAATCTCGACGTATGCCTCGTATGCGCCTTCGTACCCGCAAAGGTATATGTCGGTAAGGTGCAGCGCTTCCTGTAGTGCTTCGATTTGTAGTTTCATGTGTTAATTGTATTACTGTTTTTGATAATAGTCAACATTCGCCAATTCACCGAATGTTGTACCCATGGAAGGGTTTCCTTCATTCCTGTTGCCAGTTGAAATGCAGTTTGCTGCGACAAGCACGCATGCTGCGAATGCTATTGCTACGATTGCGCATGTTAATACCCTGCATGCAACCTCAACTAGCGGCACTGACGGTTGACTGTTCAACTCAACATATCCCTCGATAATCAGTTCGCTGTCCAGGCTTACATTGAACGCGTCCTGTATCTCCCTTTTCGTAAGTACTGTCTTCATGGTTTTTAATCTGCTAACCGCTTTTCGGAAGCGGTGGTGTGTTAATCATCACAATTTACATCAAAGTGTTCATTGTAATCTTCATATGAACCAAACATTTCACCACATTTTTGACAAATATATTCTTCATAATCTTCTATCGTTCTACTTTTTATTCTATTATCAGGTTCTTTGTTCTCACTAATATTAGTAATTAATTCTTGCATAAATTTAATCTTCAAAAATTTCTACTATTAATTTGACGCTTCTCCCCATGTATAAATTTTCATAAGTTCCTATTTTCTTTTCTAAGATATACTTAATTAAGAAATCCTTAATAACTTGCTGTGCATCGTCAATATGTTCAACGTCTATAATCTTTCTCATACTATTTATCTTCATTAGCTGTTAATTGTTTGTGCTTGTATATGTCTTTCAACAAGAACTTATTCATTTGCATATTCAATAAATTTTTTTCACCTCTATAAATTACTACTTCAAGATGTTCTGCTAGATTATTGGAAAATACTGGAGTAAATGTGGTGAGTTCAAGATTTTCAACTATTTCCTTATATTTATGTTCAATTATTTTCATATCATTTCATCATATCTTAATCGCTTTTCGGAAGCGTGTGTGCTTGTAATAACTTTTATTGAGTTTATCTACTGCTTTATTTCCTATGAAATGAAATGGTTTTACTATTCCACCACATATATACCAAATTACGTATAGTATTTTCTCTTTTAGAGTGAATTCATATTTCATACTTATATTCAATCAGTTACGCTTTTCGATGGCGGTTGTTAATTAGTCAGATGTAGTATCGTTCCTACTAAAAGGAGTCCGAGACCTACCACTGTAATCCATTTTTTTTCTTGCATATCTTCGTAAACATCTTTTCCAATCCAAAATGCTGCAATTAAAAATAAGATTGTCCGAATCGTGTTCATATATTGTTTTCAATCCGCTAGAGGGAGGGAAACAGGGCAAGGATTCGAACCTAGACAGAGTTTCGTAAATGTAATAGAACGATTGGCTCTAGTTTTCTATTCTCCCGTGCTTACCAATACACATCACCTGTTCCCTTCCCAGTAGCCGATTGTGTGTGGGGTTATTCTACTAGATTTTGATAATTTCTTTTATCTTTTGCACACTATTGGTTTATTTCATCAACTTCAGGATTATCTGTATATTGTTTTTCTAACAATACAAGTGAATTGATAATAGATACAACAAGTGAAATAAAAATAAATAGTCCTAGTAAAAACCCTTGATTTTCTGGCATAAGTAATAATATAGTTACTGTCGGGAGTGGAGCAAGTATAGCTTTTAAAATGTCTTCCATATATTTTATTTAATCAACTAAACTAATAAAAATCATAATGGTAAATTTTTAATCCACATTTTTTGCATTTTATATATCCTACCTCATTTTTTGTATACGGATAAAATTTACAATATTTACCATTGTGTCCAAGTGCCTAAGCACTTAAGTCGCAGAAGCAAAGCAAACAGAAGTTCGAAGTCCAGTCCCACCAGAAGCCAACAAGGCCGAATTCGAAGTTACCGTCAGTGTGCGCGTCGATGTAAGGCACAAAATGGTCCCCGCAAGCGTCTTCAAATAGTGAGACCTTTTCATCAAATGAAATGGTCCATTTACCCTTAGGAAGCTTGTCTTTCGCTAAGTCATAAACTAACGTAGCCCCTTGTCCGCCAACTAATACTGCATTTTGTTTTTTCAAAAAAGCAATGCAATCTTCGCTCGTTACTGTTCGCAGTATCGGGAAGATTTTTACCTTGTAGGCTTTTCCAGGAACCAGCTTGTTTGTTGCTTTCGCAAAGTTTTGGCTTATCAATGCATCGTTGTAAAAATACGTAGTTTTTTCGTTTCTGGCTTTTGCACCAGAAGTGTCTATCTGCGTATCGTGTCTGTAGTCTATGGGAACGGTAATCTCGAAATCACTGAGTGCGGGACCGAATTGCTCGTCGGTGTTTGCAGCTTTAACTAACGGTTGCTTGCGTACGACAGCGAACCACCAGCCATCAGCCCAGTCAAAAGCCTCAGCAGCCATGTCCAGGTAACGCTTGCCGTACCAAGACAAACACAGGAAGCACTGACCGCCATCCTCGTCCGGAAAGAGATTCTGCTTGTCGAGAGACACAACATACTTGTGCTCTCTTTGGGCATCTGGGTGTTGAACCCCTAAGCCTAAAACATAATTTGATGGTGCTGGTTCAAAACCAAGCTCATCAATCTCTTTTAAAGAAGCTTCTGTGCTTAGTCCGGGGGTAAGCTTGATAAGCTCAATGATTTTTGGTTCATCGGCTACCGGCTTCAACGGACAATGTTTGACAGTAATCCAGTCATTCATCCAGTCGAAGGAATCTTTAATGCCTTTCACCGTGTTGATTGGCGTTACCGAATATGCTGGGTTCGCAGGAGCGTTCTGATTGACTCCAAGCGACGGCGTTACGTTTACAAGCTCCGCGTATCCCTCGATAATCAGTTCGCTGTCCAGGCTTACATTGAAAGCGTCCTGTATCTCCATTTTAGTAAGTATTGTCTTCATGGCTTATAGTTTGTTAATCGCTTTTCGGAAGCGGGGTTTTAAATTTTACTAACAATACAACCTTTTGGAATATGTTTTATACATCCCCACACATTACTTTTAGGTTCGTATGACATTGCTAATATTAACCATTCTTTTGTTTCTCCTACAAGATACCCTGTTGTCGTATTAAGATACGGCATTTTACTTAACTTTTCTTTTATGTCTGATTCATCCCACCAACCTTGATTTGAAAATGTATCATTCCATTTTACTTCTATTTTCTTTGGTTTATTTTCTTTCATACTTATATTCAATCAGTTACGCTTTTCGATGGCGGTTGTTCTTTAATAAATAATTTACTAGTTTATTCACTTGCTTTTCAATCTCATTTCTCACCATTTCTGAATTATCGTAGTGAAGCAATATCATATTCAACATTTTTTTTTGATTTTGTGTCATGGGTTTTCAATCAGCTATAGGTATGGTAAAAAACAGAAGCTCGGAGCCAGCTGCAAGCCGTTAGATTCTGTGCCTTTCAGCAGGTTGCTAACATTCACCATCTACATAATCAGGATATATATCTCCCAGATAGTACTCTCTGTTTTCTTATGTAAATCAGGATTGAGTCATCAGTGGTCAATTCCACGTCGTACTTTGCATTAGTACCAATGTGTGGCTCCGACTATTCTATTTTCTACTTCCCCATAGCCGATTGTGTGGAGTTTATTTCTTATTAATATGACTACTTATTTCTTCGTAAATACGTATTTCTGGTACATATACGTCTTTTATGGCATTGATTCCATTTATAATAAAACCAAGCATGCTCAATAAAATAGGAAATATGAAAAGAATTAAAAATATTTCATTATTATCCCATCCACCATCTTTTATACTTTTTTTGATAAGTTTATATAATGCAATTAATGTGACAATTAGTGCTATTAAGCATAGTATTGCATATGATAAGTCTTGAATAAATAGGAATTTTGCATATCTACCGAACAAATCCATGAAGTAGTCTTTTGTGATTGTTAGACCTTCTGAAATTTCTGGTAATAATTTAGTTGTAAAGTCGTTGTAGATTGTTTCTAACATATATTTTTTCATCTATATTTGATAATATTTCACCTTATTATTACAATCTCTACCTTCAACTGCCTTATGTCGCCAAGTTTCAACAGTGAAGGCACTCCGTCAAAAGCCATCTTTGCCTCATTCCTTGTCCTGTAGAGTACCGGCACTCGCGCATGCCCTACAAGAGGTTTCCCGTTAACGGTATTTATCCAGTATTTCATAGACTTATTCGCACTTGTAAAGCGTCTCAGTATCCGTGTCGGCGCACATTCCCATAAGGGCGTCCGTATACCTGTTGGAGACGTGCATCCACAGGGCGATGACCGTGAGGGCGAGTATTATTAAAGTGATGTTTGTTTTCATTTTGTTGGTGCAGCATCGGTTAGCTATGTTGCCTTCTAATTATATCATGATACACAAGGCATGCAATCATTTTCCTGTGGATAACTTCTCAAGTGCGTATACTACCATCTGTGACGTTATAGGCGTTCCTATGGATTCCTCGAGCTCCTCCCTTTTTCCCTCCTGAAAGTACACCTGGAAATACCTGCCGTACCGCTTCCGTTTCTTTTTTGGATTATTCATAGTATGTGACCTGGTAGGCTTTTCCGTCCCTTATTTCGACCCTTGTCCTTGCAATCCTAGGCCTGCCTCCCTTCGAGCAGTAGCGTGCAAGACCCTTGACGTACCTGCCGTCGTACTCCCCGACCTCTATCTCGCCTGCCTCGGCTGCCAACCTAAGCTTCCTTCCTATCGTGTCTGGAGACCACGGCCAGTTTTCAATGCCGTAAAGCTGTATGTTCACCTTGCCGTGCCATCCTGGGTTGTCCTGCAAATACTTCACGCAGGTTTCCTGGCATGTAAGCCCTTCGTGTTTTCTACTCATAGTTTATGGTTGATTCTCTTGATGGAAAATTTACGAATACCCCAGTAGCCTCAGAAACGGCTTTGACTAAATCTTCCCACACCGCGTCTATCTGGTTCGATTTCAATTCGGTAGTGCTTGTGATTCCGTACTTCGCGTTCGCTATGTGGCGGAATATGTCCTTGATGGATTCCTTGCTGGGTCGTATCTCAAGATTTTTGATAACATTGTTCAGTGTGATGTTGTTTTCCACAAGGAGGTCTGCCAACTGCTGGAAACCCTTGTGGTATGCCTTTTCCTGCTGGCGTGACTTTTCCTTTTCTATCTTGTTCATAAGTTAATAGCCGTCGCCGTTGCCGTAGCCGTAGCCGTAGCCGTAGCCGTCGCCGTTGCCGTTGCCGTTGCCGTTGCCGTAGCCGTAGCCGTCGCCGTAGCCGTAGCCGTAGCCGTAGCCGTCGCCGTAGCCGTTGCCGTGCTGCAATCCTAGCGTCTGTGTTTCTTCGACCTGGAATGTCGTCTGCATAACCTTATTTCCAATTATCCTCGTTAATGTCCATGCGTGCTACCATCGTCATCTTGTGGAAGTGCACATTTGGCGACGGGTCAAGAACCGTGTCGGCAAGCTTACCGTTCTCCGCAAGTTCTCCAAGTCCCTTAGTCGTTCCCCACTTCCTGATTACCGACGCTTCGGTGAGCGTACAGTCGTCCCCCTTCTCGTAGTAGTTCCCGACGACCACCCATCCTCGATTGAGGATCACTATCTGCTTCTTGCTCGGCTTGATGTTCTTCTTGGTAAACTCCTTCTTCACATCGGATTCCAGGACATAAGTTTCGTTGTTGATTGTGATTTTCTTCATGTTTTTATGTTGATTGTTTTTAATTAGCCAAAATGGCGTTCTTCAAAGCGTATGTGATAGCTTTTTTCCTGCTGGCGTGACTTTTCCTTTTCTGCCCTGTCCATATTACTAAAAAGGGATGGATGAAGGGTCGTCGTAGTTGCTCAATACTGGATTTCCAGGTTCCACTTCCGTAGGGTAAGCGTCCCCTAGTGGTGAATTAAGTTTCTGCTGCATCGCTTCCGCAAGCGCGATTACCTTGTTCAGTTCCACTTCGCTCACAAGGCAGTATCCTGGGTATGTGTTTCCTTCGTGGGTTCGCGTGTCGGACAGTTTCCCTGAAAAGAACTTGCTGCCGTCCTTCCCTTCTCGCAACCATACCCCGCCTATGTTGATACTCTTCTCGTATGTCCCGTCTGGGTTCTGGTAGCTTGTAAGAGCGTCGTAACCTGGTGCCTTGTCGCTTGTTACTTCCTTTCGCTTGAACACTGTGAATGACTTGTATTTTTTAATCATAGTTTTATTTACTAATTGCTAATAGTTCTTTTTGTTTTCTCAACTTCTTAATCTCTTTGAACTTCCCGTATGCCTCTGAAAGTGGTTGTACTTGCCCAAGACCTTTACACCAATAATCATTTTTGAGTAATACCTTGCACATTCTACGCCATGATGGAACCCAACATTTAGATTCAAGGTCTTCTGGTGCTTCATCTGGAATAACTAGGTATCCTCTATCTTGCCAACCACTAATAAACTTTTTGAATCTTTCGTGATAGTGTTCTCGTGTTTTCTTTGGCATTGTTGATAATAACAAGTTGCAAAATGATTCATAGGTGTGTCCGTCTGGTTTACTGATTTTATAGTTACCAGTCATGTTTCCGTTTTCATGAATATATAATGCCCCTGAGTTTACACCATTAACACGAGCTACTAATTTGTACCAGGTATCTGGTTCTAGGATATGATATAGCCACAATCCTTTTTTCTGGTCGTCTCCATAAGGTTGACATAAACGTTGTTGACTAATCTTTACACCTGCCATCATCATTTTATCATAAACCGTATTGTGTGGTAATTCTTTATTTTTACCATTGAATACCCAAATATCTTCTGTTCTCCAATCGTAGATAGGATAAACATTATATAGCTTATCAGATACTTTTGTAGTCCACTTCCAGTTATTCATCATTAGTCCGTCTTTTCGTGAAGTAATTGCTCGGTATCGGTGCAGACTTTCATCTGAACGAATACCAATAAATGCAGCAGTTCGTTTTCCTTGTGAATACCATTCTCCAAAGATAACCATTAATTCTTCAAATTCCATTTTTGGAACATAAAAGGGATATTGTGATAAATCAGAGGCTTTTTCTGGTTTTTGCCTAATCCATACATCTTTTTTTTCTTCGTCCCAACATATCCATCGTGGTTGATAGTTACTTACAGCATTTCGAAGTAGTAACTCTCCACAAAACCAGTGTAGGTCTATATTGTCTTTGTACATTTCAACCATGTGTTCAATGTGTTCAATGGTATCAGCATATTGTGCCTCAAGATCAATAACTAGAACTCCTACTTTTCTATTTCGTTTTATTGCCTCTTGCATTACAAGGTGCATCATTACTGAACTATCTTTACCACCTGAAAATGATATGTAAATTCTTTCAAACGTATCAAAAGATTTTTCAATTCTATCTTTACTTGCCTCCAATACATTTATATTCTGATAAACTTTAGTTGCCATATTAGTATATGTTTACTTGACGACCTATTGATAATGCTTCTTCTAGTGTTAATTCTTCTCGATTATTTGCTACCATCCATTTGTTTAGATATACAAGTGCAAGTGCGTTTGCATCATCTTGCTGTTCTTCTGACATAAGATTCCAACCTGAACAGAATTTAGACGGTATACCAGTTGAATAACATACAGCAGCTTGACCCAGCCATGCAATACGATTCATTGATTTGTTTGTTAGATAGTGCTCACAAGAGTGTTTCCAATCTTTGATTACTCCTTCAAGTCCATGACTAAATGTATCTGGATTTGAAAGATATTCTGCGTATGCTTTTTCGCATTGTTCTGCAGTCATTCCCTCTTTGTTAGATGCGTAGAATCCTGCTTTATGACATTCCCATTTATCAAAGGTATGGAAAATTCTATCTGGGTCTGAAGTGTTTACTGTTCGGTAATTTTCTACTTCTTCCTCTGTTAGGTCATCTGTAAGTGGTACATAATCGTTCACAGTATCTGACGCTTCCCATGATTTACTAAAATCATCATCTTTGAAAATATCCTGTAGTCCTGTAATTTGGCACAATCGTAGAATTTCGTCTTCATCCATTCCAAGCTCTCGTGCAATACGCTCGTTTTTCCAGTTACGGTTTTTAAGTTCGAGTACAATCTCACTCATTGCGTTAATCTGATGCTTACCTCTTGCTCGGTTGTGTCGAATAGTAGATGCAATACGGCTATTTTTATCTGTTTGTGAATCGTTAATAGTTACAACTGGTAAATATCCGTTTACTCTACCTTTTACAATTTCACTTTCTTTACCTACTCGGCTTCGGTGAAATCCGTCTACTACTTCATTATTTCCTTCATTAATCCAGGTTACGATTGGTTGTGTGTACCCATCTTCGAGAATAGATACTTCAAGTAGTTGCATTTCTGGTGGTGCTACCTTGTTTGGATTGTAGTCGTTTGCTACAACGTTATCGTTCTTTACCCATAGTACACAATCTACTGGTTGATTTTTGAACGGACTAATTTCGTGAATTGATTTTTTAATATCATTAATTTCTGATACAAGCGCATCAAGACCGTTTTCTTGTTCTATTGTTTTTAAGTAATCAATTATTTGTTGTTTCATTTTGTAATGCAGTTACCCACTTTATAAACTCTTCTAATAATTTATCTAATACTAAACTGTTATCTTTTTTCTTTACTAAGTTTTTTATGTACTTTGGTTTATCTTGGTCTAATACTATGTTTATAATCGCCATCTGCAATTCTTCTTGTAGTATCTTTTTATAAAAATCTAATTGTAAATGGTTATCTACTTTTGTTTGACTCCATTCTTTTTGAGACGTTTTATAATCTAATAGTTTTCCTGGCTCGTATGAATCAATATATCCGTTTAGAATTACTTTGTTTCCTAATACTTCTATTTCTCTTTCGACGTATTTTTCAGCTTCCTTTAGTCTGAACACATCAATTTCTCCGTCCTCTATCTGTTTATGTATCTTGCTCCCCCAATCAATGTATTTATTGCTTATGAACTTCTCGCCATTTATATAGTATTTGACATATTCGTCCTTTGAACAGATCCATGTATTTAATTGAGAAAACGATAGCTTCCCATCTACCAAGTAACCTTTTTTAGGAATCATTGTTCAAAAAATGGGTCTATTTTTGTTAATCTTGAAACTTCTATTTTTGGTTTTTTAATCTGCTCCCCCCCTGCGTCAGTGTCCTTGTCGGTCACAAGACCAAGCATCGCGGAAAGTGCGTAACGCCTGATGTAAGTGATTGCCGATCCAAGCACCTGAAACTCGTTCATCTTGGCAAGCTGTACTCCCTGGGGTATTGCCGTGTCACTTTCTATATTCTCACCTGTCTCGACATGGAAAACGACTGTCTTTAGGCTTGTGCCGTTGATAAGCTGGGTAAATCCCAAACCGTGCTTCTTTAACAGTGGGTTGATTGTCTCGAAAATGGCTGGTAGGTCTGCGTAAGAGTACCCATATCCCTGTGTTGCCTTGTGTATTACAGGCACTTCCTGCTGGAATTCTGCCAAAGATTTATATAGATTCTTCATGTAGCTTGATTAGTTTGTCGTATAATTGCTGCGCGATTGTCTTTGCGTATTGAGAGTAGTTATTACCCTCGCGAACGTCATTGAGTTCGTCAAGGATGAACTCCAGCTGCTGCTGATTGATTTCTATTTGCATGATTATTGGTTATGGTACTTGGTACCGTTAGGGCTTGTAAAGGACTCGCCTTCGTTGCATTTCTCGTCTGGCTTGCAGTAGTCAACAAGCGTGTTGCGTTCTTCCTTGGTTCGGATGTACCCGTCAACGTAGTTTCCTTCCGTAAGCTGGTCGTAGTCGCAGTAGTCTTCGAATGCGAGCGCCGTCACCTGGTGCCCGCGCTCGTCTTCAAGGTGCACCCGCTTGTAACTTGACGATTTCGTTCCCGTGGCTTCCTTGGCGGACAGTACCTTGAACCCTTCTGGGTACGTTACGGGCTTGTTGTCGCTTGCTGGGTACTTTGGAAACTCACCGTGCTCTGCTTTGTAGGCGTATGCCATTTCTTCTTCGTTGTGCATGGTTTTATGAATCGGTTTGGTTAGCGTTCCGATATGGTCAGTATATCATGATATATACCTGATGCAAATCAATCTGTGGATAACTTTTTCTTCTTAAATCCTCCGAAAAATCTCTTACCGAAACTTCCGTTTCTTTTCTTATAATCTCGACATTCCGATAAAAATTCGTACAGCTCTTGGTTTGACTTTAATATGCCAAGTTTAACTGCAATGTGCCTGTCTGTGAGTGGTTTCATTTTACTGATAGCACGCTCGTGGTTTATTTCGTCTATGAACTCTTTTACGATGCTTGCTCTTTCGCCTCCACCGCATCGTTTCTTATTTTCTTTCTTTTCAGGTTTCTTTATTCTAGCCAATATATCGCCTATCATTAAAGTATTTTTTATAGGTTCGTATTCTTCAAATAATATATTCATATCATTGTCTATCAATGCAATTATTATCCTCTAGAAACTGCATTACTCTCGCTGATAGTCTATCACTTGGTATTACTATTCCTATTTCTGATGACATTATCTTTTCTTCGCATTTTGCATTAATTTGCCTTACTCGCTCAAGAGTTACTACAAGCTCTTTTGCAATATCATCATATGTCTTTCTTTCTATTTTTCTTCGATAGAGTATCATCACTTCCTTTAAGGATAATTGACCGATCATACTATAAAATATTTCTTTTTTTATTTCTCTCATATTATTTATTTACTAATTCCATTCCTCCCTGCGTGTAACAAATACGACCATAATCTTCTGCAAACTCTATAAATTCTTGGGCGTCTAGTCTTCCAAGCCATTTCTCATAACCTTCGTGCGAGTTATTGGTATGGCATGGACATTTATCTTTTAGGTAGTCTTCGAATGTTTTATTTTCCATATTGTTTATTTACTAATTCTGATAATCTATCATGATACTCACTATATACCCGTATTCCCTTTGATTTACAGGCAAAAGGTTTGGGCGGGTTATGTATTGTTCAGGTTTATGTTCATAGCACCTCCCTTGTCAGGTCCATAACATAATGAATGGCTACGATGCATATCAGACGACACGGAGAGTTAACGGGTAGCCTCTTTTTCCATGTTTTCGCATATGCACCTTAGATCATCCTTTGGGTTTAATAACGACAGCTTCCGTTATCTTTGTAAGAGCTAGTTTTACATGTAAGCCCTTAAAACATGGATTTGAACAAATTGTAATAAAATAAAAGCCCTTTATTCAGGAGGGAGTACAATGACACGCGATTAGTCGTGCTGGGTATACACCC